TCCCGGTACTCACCGACCTACTGACGAACTCGCAGACTCCTCTCGTGGAGTCTGGTGGTGGATCGATCGGTTCCCAGAGCAAGGCTGCTCGCGCAGACCACGTTCATCCAGTCAACTCGGCCAGCGTCCTCCCCACGGGCGCAATCTGGATCAACAGCACCGACTGGAATGTCAATGGTTTCGAGCGTGTGTACTTCTTGAATGGAAAGTTCTGGGCTACGAATAGTAACGGCAATGGAATTTACTCGTCCACAGACTGCATCACGTGGACGTATCATTCCTACCCCAATCAGTGCGACAAAATGGCCATTGCTTACGGTGCAGGAAAGTTCGTTGCTGTTAATACGCTTGGTGGCGGAGACACTTCGGCGTATTCGGCAGACAACGGGGATAGTTGGACAGCAACCACTGCACCCGTCTACCCATGGGTGGATGTCTGCTATGGGCAGGGTCTGTTCGCGGCTGTCGCTGGCAATGGATCGTCAACAACTCAGGCTATGACATCTAGCGACGGAATCAACTGGACCAGTCGAGTTCTTCCATCCGCTCAAACTTGGACCCGTGTTGTTTGCAACCCGGCCATGGGTTTCTTGGCTGTCGCAGAAGGTTCTACAGCTGCTGCGTTCTCGACCGACGGCCTTACCTGGGCGGCCCGCAACCTTCCATTCACACCCAACGATCTCACAGTTAATGGCGCTTACTTCGTCGCAACAGCGAACCCAGGTGGTTCCAGCAGTGCGATCTTCGTCAGCACTGATGCCGTCAGTGGAAACTGGGCGACGGTCCCGCTCCCCAAGTCTGCTGTCTGGGAATCCATCACCACAGACCCCAACGGTCAAGTTGCCGTGATCGCGACGAACAGTCTCGATATCGCAATCACCAACACGGCCTACGCCAACGTCTACAACTTCGATCTTCGTCAGCTTCCGATGTCTTCGGCGTGGAAGACGGTTGCTGGAAGCGGAAGCCGCTGGTTTGTCGCTGACAGCACTAGCTCCCCCCCGAAGCTCGCCTACAGTCTGTAACAGAGAGAGGACGGCTAACCATGACGGCATTAGATTGGGACGTCGTCGGACAACGATTCTACGAGACTGGTGTCGATCGTGGCGTCCTCTATCTGCCCGACGGTAGTGGTATCCCGTGGAATGGTCTGACAGGAGTCGTTGAGGAATTCGGAGATTACGACACAACTCCGCGTTATCTTGACGGCGTGAAGTACCTCGATGACGTCCCCTTCACTGATTTCTCGGGAACACTCACCGCACTGACATATCCTGACGAGTTCTTGGAGATGGAAGGTTCCCTAGATCTCGGTAATGGTCTGTCAGTTGATAACCAGGCGTCGAAGCAGTTTGGGTTGACCTATCGAACTTTGGTGGGTAATGATGTCAATGGTTCGGATCACGCCTACAAGATCCATATTCTGTACAACCTGACGGCAGTCGTATCGGATGACGAACATGGGACGCTCACCGATGTCGCATCGCCGTTGGAGTTCAGTTGGGGTCTTACGTCGACACCCATGTCGATCTCTGGGTACCGACCAACAGCGCACATCATCTTCGACTCTCGATATCTGGACCCGAACATCATCCACGCTATCGAGTTCATCCTCTACGGAGGACGTGCTGCCGATCCGAGGCTTCCGACTGTTGACGATTTCCTTGACCTGATCGCGAACTGGGACCCGAGGATCATCATTCCTCACACGGACACTGGTCTCGCTGATCTGGTGTCTGGTCTCGGGGACCTCACAAGGACAGTCAACCCCGGCATCTACACGATTCTTGAGAACTCGCGGCTCGTTCCTTCCGGCGTCAACGGGCTGTTCCACCTGAGCTAGACAACCGCAAGAGAGGAGCCGGTGTGATCACGTTCGACTTCAGTGGCTCAACTGACAGAACTGAGTCATTTCTTCGAAACGTGTCGAAGATCAACATACCGGCTATATTGGCCTCCTGTGGAGCAGATGGTGTTTCGGCTCTCATGACAGCCACGCCCGTAGAGACAGGTCTCGCTGCTTCGTCTTGGAATTACGAGGTGTCGACTGACAAGGGTGGTTGTTCAATTCACTGGACGAACGGGGACATCGAGAATGGTTTCAATGTCGTCATTTCCCTTCAGTACGGGTACGGCACGGGAACCGGTGGCTATGTGCAAGGTCGAGACTTCATCAACCCAGCAATTCGTCCAGTGTTTGATCAAATAGCCGAGCGAGTGTGGAAGGCGGTGACATCGGCATGAGCAGTGTCGACGAACGTATTGTCAATATGCGTTTCAACAACGGCGATTTCGAAAAGGGCATCAAGACGACGCTCACGTCGCTTGAGAACCTTAAGCAAGGGCTGAAGCTAGACGGCGCCGCTAAGGGTCTTGATGATGTTGCCGCCTCGTCCAAGAAGCTCTCGTTCGCGGGGATTGCTCAGGGCGTCGACGAGATCAAGTCGAAGTTCAGTGCCATGTCCATCGTTGGGGTCACCGCCCTGGCGAACATCGCAAGCCAGGCGGTTCAGTCTGGTCTGCGTCTCGTCAAGTCTCTGACGATCCAACCGATTCTGGACGGCCTTCACGAGTACGAGACGACCCTCAACTCTGTTCAGACGATTCTGTCGAACACGGGCCTCAAGGGTCAGGCTGGCCTGAACAAGGTCAACGGCGCACTCAAGATCCTGAATGACTACTCGGACCAGACGATCTACAACTTCTCCGAGATGGCCAAGAACATTGGCACATTCACGGCAGCAGGCGTCAAGCTCGACGTAGCCACTAGCGCCATCAAGGGTATCGCCAACCTCGCTGCAGTCTCTGGCTCGAACTCCGAACAAGCATCGACCGCGATGTACCAGCTTTCCCAAGCGTTGGCCGCTGGTCGAGTCAGTCTCATGGACTGGAACTCAGTCGTCAATGCGGGAATGGGCGGTAAGGTCTTCCAAGAGTCGCTCAAGGAGACTGCCCGAGCGCATGGTGTTGCTGTCGATCGTATCATTAAGGATGAGGGAAGCTTCCGCGACTCTCTTCAGAAGGGCTGGCTGACCTCCTCGATCCTGACGGAGACCCTCAGCAAGTTCACGGGCGACTTGACTGCGGCCCAGCTCAAAACTATGGGTTACAACAAGCAGCAGATCGCCCAGATCTTGGAGATGGGCAAGACTGCGAAGGATGCAGCGACCAAGGTCAAGACCGTTTCGCAGTTGATCGGAACCCTGCAGGAAGCTGTTGGGTCTGGTTGGGCGCAGACTTGGCAATTGATCTTCGGTGACTTCGATCAGGCGAAGGTTCTCTTCACCAACGTCAACAATGTTCTCGGTGGGTTCATCAGCGCCTCAGCCAAGACCCGTAATAAGGTCCTTGGTGACTGGAATGCTCTGGGTGGACGAACCGTTCTCATCCAAGCGATCGCTGATGCGTTCCACGCAGTCATCGCTGTCGTCAAGCCGATCAAGAATGCGTTCCGATCGATCTTCCCAGCCACTACAGGGAAGCAGCTCTTTGATCTGACCGTCGCCATTCGAGACTTCGTTGAAAAGCTCAAAATAGGAGCAGATACTGCAGATAAGGTCCAGAGAACGTTTGCTGGATTCTTCGCTGTACTCCACATTGGTAAGACCATTCTTGTCGAAGGAGCAAAACTCCTACTGCGTCTCTTTGGCGTTGTGACCGATGGAAAGTCGTCGTTCCTCAACACCACGGCAGGCATCGGTGATTTCCTTGTCAAGCTCGATAAAGCCATTAGTAAGGGCGGAATCGCAGCCAAGGTGTTCCAGAAGATCGGTGACGTGCTTGAGCCGATCGTTCGAGTCTTCAAGAATGTTGGCAGTGCCATTCTCGACGCCTTCAACGGCATCGACTTCAACAACATCGGCAAGGGCCTGAGTAGTGTTGCGACAAAGTTCGCGTCACTGACAGGTTTCGGAGACGTTGTTGTCTCCGCATGGCGCGCAGTCTTCGGGGTTCTTGATGATGTCTGGAACAAGTTCAAGGGATTCGCCTCGAAGGTTGCTGGTGGCTCTAGTCAGCTCGGTCAGGCAGTCGCCAACGGCTTGAGTAATGTCAATGTCGGCGACGTTCTTGCAGCGATCAACAC